CCTGACACAAAAATCCCTTCACTTACTTAGAAAGGAAAGAAAAATGCTATCGTTCATTACTACTACAACCGTTATTGCTTTCGCTGCTGGTCTTGTTGTTGGATGGAATGTTCTACCACAGCCACAGTTCGTAAAGAATCTTTGGTCAAAGTATGTAACTGGTCCAAGCAACTAATAATATTTAAATCTGGATATATATGTATCCAGAACTGAACCTGAATACCGCGATAGTGACGGTCGAAATGTCAGGCAACATTGGGATCAACCCGTGCGATCCCTAAATTATTAATTATTATGGAAATAGTATGTCTTTTTATGAAGATTGTTCTAATGATAAATCTTTAAGTGTCATAGCGGGGCCTTGTGTATTTGAATCCAAGACCCACGCTATTGATATGGCAAATATACTAAATGATATATGTAAAAATTATTCTATAAATTTTATCTATAAAACTTCTTTTGATAAAGCAAATAGAAGTTCTGGAGATTCATTCCGAAGTGTGGGATTTGACGAAGCATTTTACGGAATGAATGCCGTCCGTGAGACTGGTATTCGCGTACTCACGGACGTTCATGATGTTTGGCAATGTTCTTCTGTCTCGGCAGATATTCTTCAAATACCAGCCTTTCTTTGTAGACAAACTGATTTGCTTGAAGCAGCAGCACAATCAGGCAAATCAGTAAATGTAAAGAAGGGCCAATTTCTTTCTCCAAATGAAATGGAAAACGTAGTTAAGAAACTAGAATCTTTTGGATGTAAAGAGATTCTGTTGACTGAACGCGGAACAACATTTGGTTATAATAATCTTGTCGTTGATATGCGTTCTCTTGACATAATGAAGAAACTATGTTATCCTGTTATATTAGATTGTACTCACGCAGTTCAATTGCCCGGTGGTATGGGAACAAGTTCTGGCGGACAACGCGAATTTGTTAATACGATAGCAAGAGCAGGAGTTGCTGTTGGTATTGCTGGAGTGTTTATGGAAGTGCATAATGATCCAGACAATGCTCCCTGTGATGGACCAAATATGCTCACTATTGAAATGTTTGAAAGACTTATAAATGATTTAGTTGAATTAGATAATCTAACAAAAAGGCAATTAAACAATGGGCAATATTCAAGGAAAAATTTGGGGTGATACCTCAATTCTTATTCAAAACTCAAATGTAGAAGTTCACAAAATCCATGCTAACGCAGGATTCAGATGTTCGGAGCATAAACATGCACATAAATGGAATGCTTTTTATGTTGAAAAGGGCGTATTGGAGATTCACATTAAGAAGAACGACTACGCTCTCACTGATATCACGACTCTCAGAGCAGGCGACTTTACTAGTGTTCGTCCTGGTGAGTATCATTTCTTTCTTTGCCGTGAAGACTGTACTGCATTAGAAATTTATTGGCCAGAACCACTGTCTGAAGATATTCAGCGTCGTGATCATGGACAGAATGTAACAAGTTTACCAGACAGTGTTGCTAAAAATGTAGAAGCAAATACTTTTATGATAACATCAACTCCAACTAAGATAACAAATCCAGACGGAACCGTTACAACAGAATTTAATACTTTTACTATCAATCGTACATGAAATCGCCGTGTAAAAAGATATGTAAAATCGGTAACGATGGAAGATGTATAGGTTGTAATAGAACTCTTGAAGAAATAAGAGACTTTGGAATAAAGGCATTGGAAATGAACAATATACAAAGCATAGTAACATCAAATTCTTTTTGTAGTCTCGTTGAAAGAAATGTTACTGAAAAGTCTATGACATATATTGAATCTATTACAGCAGTATGCGATGAGCGTGGAATAGATTATGAAAATGTCAGTAAACTTTTAACACCTACTATGAAAAAGATTCTTCAAGCAGAAGCAATGCGATTAAATCTTATTAGATCAAAGAAGCCAAAACTTAGAATATAATATGGAAGGATTTGAAACTTACAGAAAATATCTGACACTTCGCGCACACTTTACTTCAAGTTATGATTATTTTAAATATGGTGGAAAATCTAAATCAGCAAATCTTGGAAGTTATCAAAAGAGAACTGATACTTATTTTTTCCGAAAGCTTGAACGAAGATATTCAGACGAAGAACTAACAGAATTTTTTGTAGCAAATTTTATATCAGCAAAAGGCGGTAAATGGATTGGAGAAATGTCTTCAATTCATGCTGAAAAAGTATATCGTGAATGGCTGAAGAAAAGGGAATCATTTAGTTATTTCTTTAAAGAAGATTTGTTAAAGATAAAAGATCAAGGCAATATTGATGATGCATTTAAAGTATTAAAGGGAGGGCATCCTACAATTTTAAAAATGTTTATCGGTAATAAACTAAATGCTGAAACACTAATCGCTTTAGATATTGTTACTGATATATTGAATAAATGGAACAGACAAATAACTGATACTATTATTTGGCCTGACATTTATAACGCGCTTATAAAATATAAGCCGTTTCTAACTTACGATAAGACTAACATCAAAAAACTTATGATGGAAATACTACTTGACAAGACTAAATAAAGATGTTATATATTATCATTATATTATGATTATGTGGACAAGAAAACATACACAAACATACGGAGAATATAAATGAACGATACTTTTACAGCACTAAAGTCTTCTCGCAATTCCTCACTAGAGAGACTTACAAAAGAAATCAATAAACTCACAACACAGTCATCGTCATCACAAAATGATGATCGTTTCTGGCAGCCAGAAGTAGATAAGGCTGGTAACGGTTATGCTGTTATTCGCTTTCTACCAGAAACTAAGGGAGAGGATCTTCCTTGGGTTATGATCTGGTCACATGGCTTCCAGGGCCCAGGCGGTTGGTATATTGAAAACTCTCTAACAACTCTGAAGCAGACTGATCCAGTATCAGAACTGAATTCAAAGTTATGGAATTCTGGTATTGAGTCCGATAAGGAAATTGCCAGAAAGCAGAAGAGAAAGCTAACTTATATTTCAAATATCTATGTTGTTTCTGATCCTGCTCATCCAGAAAACGAAGGTAAGGTTTTTCTTTACAAGTATGGAAAGAAGATTTTCGACAAGATCAACGAAAAGATGAATCCAGAATTTGCTGATGAAAAGCCAATGAATCCATATGATTTCTGGAATGGCGCTAATTTCAAGTTGAAGATTAGAAATGTTGCTGGTTATCGTAATTATGATAAGTCAGAGTTTGATACTCCAGCTCCTCTATTTGATGATGAGACAAAGCTTGAGACTGTTTGGAATAGCCAGCACGCACTTAAGCCATTTGTTTCGGCATCAAACTTCAAGTCTTATGACGAACTAAAGGCAAGACTTGATCGCGTTCTCGCTGAACCTACTAATGCGAAGAAGCAGGTTGAAGAAGATCATGGTGAAGAAGATAGTCCACCATGGAAGAATACAGCCGAACCTAAGATCGGTAAGACTGCTTCTCCAAAGTCAAAGGCAAAGGTAGCAAATGCCGATGCTGAAGACGAGGACATGGCATTCTTTGAGAAGCTTGCTGCTGAAGACTAAAATTCCCCCAGTCGCCCAGAGAGAAAGAGGGAGCCAAAAGCTCCCTCTTTTTTTTATGCTACGCTATTTGAAAAATATCTATCGTCTTCATTATAAAGATATCTATTTGGTTGATATGTTGCAAAATGTCTAGAAGAACTTCCTAATTTTTGATCAGGTTCAATTAATCCCCAAACATTTGGCCTAATTCCTGTACCAGTATTTGTTGTAGAAGACATTTCTGATACATTATTTGTACCAATAGCTGGTAATATCTCAGGAGTAAAATCTCTATTTTTTTCTATTGATAATTGTGATAATTTATTTCCTTGATTTTGAGGAATCGATTTTGTAGTTAAAATATCATCACTTTGTAATGGTCCTATTTCACTTATAGATGAATTTAATGAAGCAAGATTTTTAGCACGGTCAAATTCTTTATTTTCTAGTTCTATTCTATTTTGATCAATTGAAGATGGTGTATTTTTGTCTTGTCTACGAGTACTATTTGCTCTTGCTATTGGGGCTGAAACACCATCTCCTAATTGAGCAGTATATGCTGAAAGTTCCGAAGGTGACATATCTCCGCCTTCTTTTTCTTTTTTGATTGGAGTAAATGCACTATTAAGAAGATTTCCCATACCAAAAGGCGCTCTTTTATTAATTTCATTTCGTAGATTTT